AGCTGGTATTATAGTTACCAAGGAGGAAGCTCGTAAAGAGATGGATGAGTTCTTTAAGAAACATCCTAAAATACTTAAATTTAAAGAGAAGCAAGAGAAATTCCTTCGTAAGCATGGGTATTATACACAATTATTTGGTACTAAACGAAGACTCCCACAAATATATTCAAATGATAAGCAAGAAGTTGCTTATGCAATTCGTTTAGGTCTTAACTTCCCATGTCAAGGTGCTGCAGCAAATATGACCAATTTTGGAGCTATCCTTGTTTATTGGTTAATGAGACAAGGTAAATTACCACGTATGCTTGAAGTAGCAACTGTTCATGATGCAGCCTATTTTTACTCAAAGCCTGAATATATTAATACTTGGACTGTTTTTAAAATATGGGATATATTGAGAAACCCTAGTACTAAGAAATATTTTGGTTTTCAAGTGGATGATGTAGATATGTCAATGGACTTCTCTATTGGTAGGTCAATGGCAGAAGAATTACCTTTTATTCCTGGGTATGATTATAGAAAGATGCTTCAACCAGATTTCTCAGTAGAGGAGTATATGGAAGAACATAAGAAGTATAAGAATGTAATCATTAAGGATTATCCTAAATTGTTTAGTAAAGAGATAAAGCAGTATGAGGAAGATTTTAAAGGGAAACTTAGATTGCATTGGTTGCCCTAATTACCATGTTACCAAGAATGGTAAGGTATATTCTAATTATAAGGGTAAAGGTTGGGTAAAATTATCCCTTAATCGAATTAAAAATAACGGATACGTTATAGTTTCTATTAGGGATACGAATGGATATAGGTATACTTATAACATTCATCAATTAGTAGCATTAGTATATGTACCAAACCCAAATAATCATAAGTATGTATGTCATAAGGATAATATAAGAACTCATAATCATTATAAGAACTTATATTGGGGTACTGCTAAGGAAAATACTCAACAATGTATTAGAGAGGGTAGGTTTAAATTTTCAGATACAAAGTTAAGTAGACCCGATATACTTCAATTACTTTATGAGTATGATACTGGTATGATAAAAGCAAAACTTGCTAGGAAGTATGAGATATCACCAATGTTAGTATATAAATATATTAAGAAAAGAAAACGTTATGAAAAAGATTTTGAACGGACCCACGATATGGCGAGCTAAATGCCCATACTGTGATTGTGAATTTGAATATGATATAAGTGAAACTATTCGGATTTATGATAAAACTAATTCCAGTGTTTTTAGGGTAGTACAATGCCCCACTTGTAAGGTTAACATAAAGCATTCAGATTCAGTATCTACCACTACAGAAATGAAGAAAGAGGATACTATGACAACATAAATAATATAAATTTATGAAACTATGGCAACTGAAGAACAAATAATGAATACAAATAGGCTATCATCTTTAACCTATATGATATCTGCCTGCTTAGAGTTCTCTATTCAAAATCTCAATCGTCAATTAGACCAATGTAATTTGAGATTAGTCGGTAGAGATAAAATGGTATTTAATCGAGTTAGGTCTCAGATAGAGCAACTTCAATCAAATCTCAAATTATTAGAGGATTTGGCATTTGGTGTAATGAAGGATGAAGATGCAAGGTTAGCTTATGAAGATGCTACTCATATTTATTGGGCTCTGTTTATGACTCTAGTAGATAGAGGAGGAACAGATAACCTATGTGACTTAAGATTCAAGGCTTTAATTGATATAATTGGTAAGTATGAATCTATTCTTCACTTGCCTGGTTTAGATACTGCGTATCATTGTGCATTTGCTCAGGTATCTAAAGCAATTCAAGAAGGTAAATATTCAAAAGAAGATTTTAAGAATTTATTGAAAGTACATGAAAACGGAACTGAAGAAACTAAAGGTTAAATTCGAGGGCAATATCATAACCATAGATATTGCTAAGGAATTATCCATTAATGAAAATATCATTAATTCTCAGTTAAGGGAATCTCCCACTAGTTATTATATACTTTGCTCACTAAGAGATAAGTATATTAAAGAAAGGGATGCTCTAGCAAGAGAAAAGGATGAAGCTTATTCTGCTGCTTGGATATTTATTAAAGAATCTAACGAAAGGTTCAATAATGATTACGTTGCTCATAAGGCTAATATATCCCCCAAGTATAAATCAATATATCAACGATATTTGAAAGCAGTAGAAAAGGCTAACAAGTATATTTCAATATGTAGAGCTTATGAGTCTAGAGAGAATATCTTGAGGACTATTAATGCCAACATGAGGAAGCAACAATAATAACTATAAGTAATTACTAACTTTTAAAAACGAATTAAGAATATGAATTATTCACTATCTTTTATCTCTGCTATGGTAGCAGCTCAGTTTGATAATCAATTACCAGGATGTCCAACTGAAAACAGAGTTCTTATCTTATCACCAAAAGAAGTAAACCAAACTCGTTCTGGGCTTATTATTCCGGAACAAGTAAAAGAGGGAGTTCCTCGTAAAGGAGTTGTAGTTAAACTTGGTGAAATTACCGAAGAATATAGAACCTATCGGGATTTGGTACAAATAGGTAGAATAGTTACCTATGGTTTGTATGCCGGTAAGGAACTGGAATTTGAAACAGACAAGCTTACCCCAGGCTTACAACAACTTTTGGAAAAGAACACTTTAACGGTGTTGAGTATGAATGAGATAATTTACTCAGAACCAAATA